CCAAAAATTTATGAACATTTTGGCGAAGATATGATTTTCTATACTGATGTATCTAATGACATTATGAGTGTAGGCGATCAAATGTTTAAAAGTATTAGACCGTATGGGTTACACACAGACAGTGTTACACATATTCCAGGATACAGGCCTTACAAAGATATTATTATTCCTCTAGAAATACACAATGATGTACATATTGATTATGTAACGTTTAATCAACGATATAGAGGTCGTGCTACTCATTTTATGAAAGATAGGCATATTCCTAACTTTAGTGGTTATAGTAATACATTCAGATTACTACCATATGAACAGTATGGTGTTGAAGGAGTGGAGTACGATAAACTAGATTGGGCATGGATGGAAAGAGAAATGCCTGAGCATATTCCTATGAGCATTTATGAAGGTTTGAGTATTGAAGCTGTATTACCCTGGAAATTGCGCAGTGGTATTGTACAAGATACTAGTGTACTACATGCACCAACAGACTTTCGTAAAAAAGGCTGTGAATGGAAGATTGCTATTACATTTCATTTGATGGTAAAAGACGAAACATACAAAAACGAACTAAAAGGATATCCTACACCTTTAAGTAGATATACTCTTAATCCGCCTTTATTAGAAAATTAAGTTCTAGTAATCGAACCTTTTATACTCATACTTTCACTACTTTTCCACAACGGTGAATAAAGTATTCTATTAGGACTTCTAGTAATACTATCGTCATCACCCCAGGCTTGTTTAGGTAATACTGTTATTGTGTTATTCATACCTGAGTGAGCACTACATTGATAGTAATACACACCTGGTACTGTAGGCGTCCAACTTACATCTCCATTTGTTGCTCCTTGTCCAGTTGCTGCTGGAGTAGATACTTGATCGCCTGTTCCTCCACCTTGTGTATGCTTGATGTATAAAGGATGTGAACCTGTGTTATTTGTAAGTGTTATAGTGTCACCTTCGTACATAGTTATAGTTGGATTATCTCCAATTACAGTTCCTACTCTGTCAGGCGCACTTGAAAATGTATAAGCAATTGAACCATTTGATGTAGGAATAGCAAAGGAATGTGACACAGCAGAAGCTTCGGCTTGTGCATCTACGAACAACTTATCTGTTGTTGCGTTATTGTGAATGTATGTTTTCATTTGCGCTGGTGTCATACCTGGATTAGCTTGAAGCACACTTGCTACCATGCCAGCCACTTGTGGAGATGCCATACTAGTACCTGATATCTTCATACATTCGTCTGTAGCACTTGAACCTGTAATAGGCGATTGTACTGTACTTGCACTTGCTTCGGTGCCATCTGTTAAATCACACGCACCTGATTTATCTGTACTAGCACAACTCATAATACTTGTTCCTGGCGCATATATATCAACGCCTGGGCCGTGACAACTTGACTCTGCTTTTTGTTCTAGTGATCCTTGATAACTAGTATCTATATTGCCAACCATAAACGCATTTGTGCTGTATGGACTGCTACCTCTGTAAGGATTTTCTGCGCCGTTGCCCACAGTGATTGTATCATTCCAGTTGTCGCCTGTAGCTGTATCGATGTACCAATAGCTGTTACCTGCTGCTATACAAAAGTGTATACCTGCTGCTATACATTCTTCTAGATCGGCATCTACACTTGCTACTCTAACATTAAGTCTTCTAGCTGTACCGCTACTAAAGTATTGTGGAATAATACCAAAATAAGTATTCCAGTCTGCGTCACTGTTTACTACACCGTTGGTTCCTGGTGTTAAACTATTACCTCTATAGCTTATAGCAGTAGGGTCAGTACTACGTGTTCCGCTATATCCCCAACTAGCATTGACTACTGTAGGGCGCTTAAATCCAGTCTTAGGGTCCACTGGCTTGTTGTTGTGCCAGCCTTTAATTACATCAAAACAATTGCTTACACTAATACCTGTTCCACTATCGCCTGTGCCTTCTAACCCTGATACTTTTACACTATATATGTCAGCATCTCGTGCCCAGCCTAGTGTGCGCCCTGCTACAGTACCACCGCAGTGTGATCCGTGTCCATTATAGTCTCTATAATGGTTGTTGTTCATTGTGCCACTTACACCACTGTGAGCATACCAATCAATTTCTTTTACTCTACTTACTGTATCTGGTGAGTATCCTGAATGTCCTCCATCAAATGGATTACCTGTATCACCGTCACGGAATAAACTTTGTATAGCTCTTTTAGAAACTTTAGCAATACATGGTTCGATATACTTTTTAAATAAAGCATAACCTAACGGAAGTGTTGATTCAATTTGTGCTGGTGTTCTAACATCGTCTGTCCATTCAGGAGCAAGACTACCGCCATCCCATAAACTTGAATAATCAAACATACAAAAGTTTAGTAGATACAAGTATTCTTTTGCTGCTACTTCAAACGCATCCGAGTCAGTTTTCCACGCATTTGCTGGACTTTGATAACCCGATGGATCCCATTTGCTTGCGTCAAATGCTTCTTCCATTGCTGCGAATAGCTCGCCACTTTGCCAGTCAGCAGCTAAGAAGGCATACATTTTTAAATCATCTGCTGGCAGTCCGTGCATGTGTAGTGTATGAAATATGTGTTCGATAACTTCTTGAGCATCAATGTCACCAGTTCCTGGCGTGCCACTGCTGTTTTGATACCATACCATATCATTCATCTCATGACTATCTAAAAAGTTAACATAACCGGCATACTGTGCTGCTCCGTCGTCTGTTAACCAGTTTGGAGTATATGAAGCACCGCCGCCGTAGCCAACACGTTGCGCTGTTTGTTTGCCTTGGTGCCAGCTAACTTCAGCATCACCTCTAAGTGTAAGTATAAACTTTTCTTGGATTGGCGGTGAAACATTTGCTGCTGTTGGATCAAGGAACCAATTATACATCTGCGCAACTTTATTGCCCCATTCATCAGGAACTGTGGTTGCTCCACCAACTGCTCCAGCTAAAACAATTTTAACACCTTTTACTTGTATAGATCTGTCAAAAACTGCTCCGTTTGTATTATCAGATGTCAGTGGACCTTTGTTGTACATATTATTTGGATCGTAATTAATTTTTGTAAATTCTATATGATCGGATTGTAATCCTGAATCTTGTATTACAATGTCAACACCTTGGCCTGTTAGTGTATGTGGAAAGTCTGCTGTGATACTAGTTGTACCACTACCCCATAAGTCTTCTCTTACAACACACCTAGCATTGCCCCAATTTAAATCTGCTGCGGTAATAGCACTGGTTTTTCTAAATGTATCAGTAATAAGCACATTGTTACCAATTTCAATATCGTCTCTAAGTTCTGGTGGAATTTGTACATCAACTACTCTACTATCATTGCGTAGTGCTGTTGCTTCTTCGTCAGTTAAACTGTAGTGTGTGTTACGCTGACTCAATGGTCTTGCGTTTGCTACTGTGACTGTACGGTTAGGAATATCTCCAGCACCAGTATTAGCAATCATTTCTGTATTGAAAGCATCGTAGTCAACACCCGCCTTGAGTGTGACAATATATTCTTTTTCGCTCATTTAAGCCCCCTTAGATTAAGTTAGCCCATGCACCGTTTTCATAACCTTGGAATTTGTTGTCCGTTGTATTGTATATAATGTCGCCGTTTTGGGCTGCTAATGCGTTTCTTTCTGTTGTGGTAAAACTTGCCATACGCAATGGTGAATTTGTTACTACAACAGCATTTCCTGCTGTTAAGTTTAAGTTAGCACTTGCGCTAATTTCAGGTGTTTCAGTGCCAGTGGATATGAATTTATCTGCTGTAACACTGCCTGTTACTGTTAAATTGTTCTCTACATCTAGGTCACTGCTTATTGTAACAGCTGGAGTAATTGTAATACCACTAGAATCATCAGTATCAAGTATACTATTTGTGAACGTAAAGTTTCCGAAATCTTGAATTACGTTTACCCAAGCACCATTTTCGTATGCTTCAAATTTGTTTAAATCTGAATTGTAAAGTAAATGACCATCAGTGGCTGTAAGAGCATTTCTAAAGGCTGTTGTTTGACCTCTAAGGATAACATCACCTCTGACATCTAATCTAGCTTCAGCACCAAAACCGCCTATTGCTAGGTATCCTTCTTTTAACGACATAATTTTATCAGAAGGAGTAGCATCTGTAGCACTAGCACCCCAGCTTACTTGAGTCTTATATGCTAAGTGTTGATAAGTTGTTTTTGTTCCAACAGAGTCAACAAGTTGATAAAGTTCTCTGTAAATTAGATCATCGTCAGAACTTCTATCTTGAGCATGTGTATATTGTACAGTAGTTTGTGGAGTTGATGTATTTCCTGTGCTGTTTGATGCTTCAATTTGAATTAAGTTTTGAGCATCCTCAGGTGATCTAATAAAAATTGTTCCAGCATTATTTCTTATAATATCAGCATAGATACTACCGTCACTAGCATCAACAACAATATTACTGTTGTCTGTATATAAACTACCTTCAAACTGTGAAGCAACAACACCTGTAGTTACTAAATCGCCATTTACAGTCAACGTGTTGGTAACTGTAAGATCATTACTCACTGTAGCATTAAAGAAACTACTGTTACCTGTACTTGTAACGTCACCTTGAACTGTTATTACTGCTGTACCTTGTAAATTAGCAGCAGGGATAGTTCCATTAACACCGTCTACTAGCAAAGTAGAGTTAGCAGCATAGACAGAACCAATAACATCAATCTCATAAGACTGTCCAGTAACTACTCCGCTTCCGCCTCCGCCTGAAATAGTTACAGTTTTTTCTGAACCTGATCCTGTAACTGTTACTCCGTCGCCAACAAAGTCAAAACTTTCAACTGCTGTAGGAAGGGCACTACCTTCGTCTTTTACAGTAATACCAATACCAGTATCAGTGCCATTAACCCAATTAACACCATCATATTTTAAAACTTGACTTGTTAATGGACTTGTTATATTTACATTGCTTAATTGTTGTAGAGTTTGATTTGTAATATTACTACCATCACCATACAAATCAGCCGTTACTCTTCCTAGTGTAGCATCAACGATTACTGTGGTGTCATCACCTCTAACATCACCTTGAATATTGATAGCATACTCTTCTCCGTCAACAACACCAGTACCTCCGCCTGGTAAATTGGTTAACCCACTACCATCGCCTGTGAATGATGTAGCAGTAATGTTACCTGTACCGGTAATATTAAATCCTGCTAGGCTTAAATCTCTTGTTAGTGCTGCTGGTGATGTTGCTGATGAACTGCTTACAAGGAGACCTCCTGTAGTAGAACCATCTCCAACATACAATTGTTTTGTATCAGTAGTATATACCAGTTCACCAACTGCGAAAGTTTGAGTAGTTCTTTCTGCGTTGGTTCCGCGTCTTAATCGCAATGCCATTTAAAATCTCCTAGGTGATAGTCGTCTTATAAGTATTTATCACATAAGAGCTGTTTACTTATTTAATTTAAGGAATCTTTTAACTCGTTTATCTAAATCTGAACGTAGTCTTTCCATATCCATTCTAAAATCGATATTCTCTATCCTATCGTCATATTCTTCAAATAAATCGTCGAGTGTTTTTTCAATTTCATCTACTGGTTGTTTATTACGACTATCTTTGATATCGATGTCCCATGTAGTTTTATCTTTAAAGTGAATTAAAATTCTATTCATGTATTCAATTGGCAAGATATCGATATCAATTTCTTGTAAAATATCTTGCCAATCATCATCTTTGTTTTTTGGTGCCAACTTTCATTATGCCTCGGCTTTTTTCTTAGTTGCTTTTTTTGTTGGTGACAACTTTTCGGCTTCTTCTCTGAGCCTTTTTGCTTCTTTAAACATACTATCTGCTTGTGATCTATAACTTGCTGCTAATTGAGCATCATCAAGGACACCACTAGAAGGGTCAGTAATTGGTGCTTCAGCAGTTACAGGAGATTCAGTAACCTCTGGATTTTGTTCAGGAGCACTTCTTGCTGATGATGTCACAGCTAAATCTGCTACACTTACACCTTTTTGTTGAGCAATTACATTATTCAGTTCAGCTAATGTAATAGTTGTTTTGGCATTGGGTGTCATTTCAATAGCAGTTGTAGGATACTTTCTCAAGTGTCCTTGTTGGTGAAAGCCGGCAAGCATTTGTCTGCCGTCTGACAAATATGTACGAGCCATTGCTTCGTACAATTCATTAGCACTTTGTCCAGCATTTGATTCAACAAGTTTCATTAAATCATCGTGATCTGCTCTACCAAGAGTTTCTGACATTACTACTAAACAATTAGCAGGATCATTTGGTAAAGTACGATATGCTACACAAACTTTCTTTTTGTTGTTGGCTATACGCCCGACGTGTTTTAACATTACGACTCCGTTTCCGCTGCCTCTGTAGGTTCAGTAGCAGGAGCAGGAGCAGGCGCTGGGGCAGCATTTTTAGCAGCTTCTTGCTGTTCTTCTACTTGCTTTAAAAAATATTCAAGTTTATTGTAAATGATACCTACTGCTGCCATTTCTTTTGGCTTAAACGCAGAACGCTCACTAGCAATATCAATAATGCCTTTCATTGTGGCAAGATCTTGAATAGTCAAATCATTAGGATTTGTTTGAACTGTTTCGTCTGTCATTATATTAAATCTCCTTCTAAATACTTATAATGCTCTTATTGATTGTATTTCAAATGTGGACAAGCTAGTAGAAAATAACTAAGTTCTTTAGTATTCTCAAAGCCAATTTTTACATTTGAATTCATTGTTTTATGACTAGTAATAGTTTTACCAACATAATATCTTCCAGATAGATTATCTTCAATCCACTCGCTAATAGCTTCTTTTACATTATATCGTAACGGAAAAATAGTAGATTCAAAGTAAGGAGGACAAAAGTCAACTCTCCTTACTTCAAAAATATCTAATGGATTTATTCTAGTTTGCTTCAAGCCGCTTCCTCATAGTGTGTTGTCATACCAAAAGGCGCCTCAAGGTTTTTATCATGATGTGAATGGATTAAAAATACTGTTTCACACCAATCTGGATCGCCCCAACTATCCCAAGCATAACCATCTGTAAACATCAAAAACCGCTTAGGAGTTATATTATTTTCTTTCATATATGTCCAGTTCACCATAAAGTCAGTGCCACCGCCACCAGCAATTTCGTATTCAGAGATGTCTCTACCATCATCTGCTGAAAAGTCATCTTCGTTGTATACTTTAGTATCAAAACACCAAATCTTAATTTTATAATCTTTGTATTGTTCCATAATACCTTTTACTTCGCCTAAGAAGTCTGCGGCTTGACTGTTACCAATACTACCACTCATATCGATAGCAATAGCAATATCAATAGTTTCTTCAAAATTCATACCAGGCAAAACAGCACCAGTATGCCAGCCTTTACGTGAAGGACGGCTGAACGTGTAATCGCTTTTAATTGTACTTTGAATTTGTTGTTGTATAATTTCACGCCAGTTCATTTTTGGTTCAGTAATTTCTTTAATTAATCGCTGAACACCAGCAGGAACGTTACCAGCACCGGCACTTTGCGCCGCTTGTATCATTGCTTCTTTTATTTCATCTTTTATTTGATCACGTTCTGCTTTAGTGTAAACAGGACGTTTACTTTTACCATCGCCGCTTTTACCCTCTTCGCCATCACCATCACCATCACCCCAGTCGATATGTTCGTCTAGCATTTCACCAAATTGTTCTAAGAATTCTTTGCCATTTTTTTCTGCTTGTTTGTATAAGTCATCATATACTGCTTCACTAGCCCATCCGCGATATTTAAAATCTTGAAAGCAATTTACAATGCTAGGAACTGATCCAATGCGATCATCAACTAGCGTATTGTTTACAATATAATCACATGAAATATTATACAAACGTGGATCTCTATCTTCTCTACGTTCTAAATGATCAAACACCATATGAAGGATTTCATGTGCTACAACAAATTCAATTTCTTTATTGTTCATAGCATTAAAGAATTGAACATTGTAGAACAAGTTGCGACCATCTACGGCAGCAGTAGGAAGCCAATCAGCACGTTGGATTTTTAAACGTGTAGCCATATTGCCAAAGAATGGGTGTCGTAATAATAAGCCAACACGAGCAGTAACAATCCGCTCGTATACTTCTTTATCCATTTCGACAAGTTGTTCTTCAGTTAAATCAGGATCTGGTTGCCATGTTCTTAATTCAGATGCTGTTTTTTCTGTAGACATTTTCATTGCTACATAGTGCGGTAAAAAATCTAACATGTTATTCCTCTCAGTGCCTATACACTTATAATACACTACTATTTACTTTTGTCAAGAGAAAAAGTGAGCAAGAATCAACTTGCTCACTTATAGACGCATTAAACTCCTTGTGCTGCTTTGATATACTTACCATATCTGTCATGAAACTCGTCAAAACATTCAATAGCATCAGGATCAATTGGTAAACTATACTGAGTCAACGCAAGTTTGATACCCATAACAACCAACTCTGTTTCAAAGTTATCCATAGCAAATCTAAGGAAATTATTTACTTTATTATCAAAGTTCTTGTCATTTTTATCACAAGCATCTTTTAACTCATAGCAAAGAGAAACAGTCAAGGAATACTTGGCACTGATTTCTTGTGTCTGTAACTCTTTAACTTTACCAGCAAGGATATCACTTGGATTTGGCATATTCCCAGCAATTTTTCGATGCGCCATAAATTTGACAGCAAGTCCTTCACCAACTGATCCAGCAACAAGATCTGTAGTTGTAGACTCGTCATCATCTTCGTCGTCGATAAGGTTACTTACAAAAGTCCATGAACGAGGAGAAGCAAATGATCGACTTGAACTACGAGGATCAAAATCATAAAGATCCCCTTTAGCAAACTGTAAGTAACCAACAACGTCTTTGTTGATTTTGTTTGCTACTGCCCACTCAAACCAATCGTCAAAATTGACAGCAAGTTCTAAGTGTACAAACCGGTTAGCCAACGGAGCAGGCATACGATATGTAACACCTTTGTCTGCTTCGCGGTTACCTGCCGCAACAATTACTACATTGGCGGGCAATTTATAATTACCAATTCTACGGTTTAGTGTAAGCTGATAAGCTGCCGCTTGTACAGCAGGTGCCGCAGAATTCATTTCGTCTAGGAACAAAGTAATGTGATCATACTTTGCTGCCATGGCCTCGTCTGGCAACTCCATAGGTGGAGCCCAAACCATTTTGCCTACATTGCTATCAAAATATGGAATACCTTTAATATCTGTAGGTTCCCATAATGATAGTCGAATATCAATCAAATGACTGTTAGGAAAAGATTCAGTAACCTGTCCTACAATATCTGATTTACCAATGCCTGGAGGCCCCCAAATGAACACAGGACGCTTTTTACGCATAGCCCGGCGTAAACTTGCTTTTGCCTTGTTCGGAGAAACTGTTCTCATATCTGACATATTTGTATTCCTTCTTGTTAATCAGTGCCTATACAACTATAATAGCATCTAATACAAATTTGTCAACCTGGAAATTCATATTTTTTTAAATTATTATACCAAATTATATCGTCTTTGTATGTTTTTTTACTTTGAATATTAACAAAATCAATAACTTCTTTTGGAGTTTGTGTAAGTTTATTGTACCAATTCAAATTTACCGTTACTTTGTTTTGTTTATATGTAGGTATGTTTAAAAAGTTTTGTAGATATACCATTTCGAAATATTTTGTATTTCCATAATCAAAAAAACTTTGGAATTGTGTATGGACATCGTCACTATGTTTAAAATTAGCAAAGTAATTTTTTACAAAGGTCATTGTCCATTTTTTATCACCTTCCCAAAATGCGAAATAACTTCTAAATCTTTCTATTGGATGTCTTACACTGGTGTAAACTTCATAATTGTCGTGGTCTGTGGTATAAACGACTTCCCAAGAGTTTTTATTGCTGTGTACCTGTGAAGTAAAAAATGAACTACCTAACCTTGCTTCACACCTAACTATACGCTTAAAATCATCATTCTTTGCTATCAATGTTGCTAGATCTTTTCATTGCTTTTGTTACACCATACTTACGCAAGTCACCACTAAAAAGTGTTAGTTCGACTGCTTTCTTTTCATTTGTAACATATATTGCTTTGTTTGTTAGATAATAAGGACAATCGATAAATTGATCTAAAAATATAATAACCTGTGTAGTCAATGGCATGTCCATTGGATAAGGAATATGATACGTTGCTAAGTCAATTTTAGAAAGCATATCAAAGCCTTCTTCTGTAAGGCGCAAACCACCACTATCTTTATCTCGTGTGTTTTGCCACCATATAGGCATATAATGTGTCACGTTTGTATCATCTGTAGTGTAACCAAGTTGACTTAAAAACAACTTAGTATATACAGTTTTATTCAATTCTATCGCCTTCTGTAAGTTTATATACACTAAAATCAGTAGTTTTAAACATTGAATTTAATTTTTTTGCTAAATTTAGAGCATGTCCTGGATTTGAAAAACTTGTTTTTTTATATTTAGGTCCGGGATAATTTGTTAGTTTGTTTTGCGATTTTAAATTAAAAGGTTGGTCTTTGTAGAATACAGCCCAGATTGCTTCTGCTTGAAGTATTTGTTCACTCTTATAGGTTTTGCTATCTACAAACTCCATTAATATATCGGGCTTTGGTCTACTCATGTGCGTATCCTCTAGTTATATACGCATATATTTATCATTTCTTGTAGACTATTTCCATTCTCCACTGCCGCCAAGCCTAACTTCTATCACTTCGTCTGATGCCCCTTGGTTATCTTTTACAAATTTTTCTAAGTCTCCGTTTAAACGTGCCATTACTATGCCTAATGTATAAGATAAATTTTTAGCATTAGCAATATCCAAACGTATTTCTTTAGCGTTACTTTTATCAGCCGCTTGAGTCTGTTTTATAAATTGTTGTATTGGGCCTGTGTTAATTGGATCTGTTGACATTGCTCAAGGTCATTCGCATTTCTAACTCTGTTTTAAAAGGACCCATAAAATCATTCCTTTCAATAGTAATTAGCTTTGGACAAAAACTTTTTAACCAGTTTACATTAAATTTTACAAGATAATACCCAGCACAATATACTGACTTTGATTTTTCACTTTTTGTAAATAACGGTAACTTACGCTGAATATCAAACATACTGTTATAAGGAGTAGTACGTGTAGGATATCCATGTACGGCTAATTCATTATTAGCTTCAGGTGTTGTAATGGTAGCAGTAAGAAAGTTTTTGCCAAATGTTTTTTCTAAGTCTCTAGCATTATTATAAAATTTTACATCACCTTGTTTACTGTAAATGTAACCATCTTCGTTTTTACTTAGTGTAGCAACTTTTTCACCTTTGTCTTCTACAATCCAAAATTTATCTTCTAATATAGGTTTAGCATTAATTGACATGTATGTATCTCGCTTGTAAAGGTTGCGCATAATGTTGTGCGTTATCAGCAATACGCTGAAGATCCCAACGGGCACAAAACTTCATAAGTCTCATACCAACTTGTGATATATTCTTGCTGGTTGCTGATTGGATAGTATTATTTATTTCTTGTCTAATATGATCGGGTTGTGCTGTTAAATCACACAGTGTAACATTACGTGTATAGTCGTCTAGCACACGATGTTCTACGCCTTCGTGATCTGCCCAACGTTGAAGCATCATGTTATTCCAGTTGTAGCCTTTGTTATCTTTGTCAGCAAATGCTTCTAACAAACCTACTTTGTTCTTTGTGCCTTTCTTGCGCACACCAGGGTAGGCACTAAAAACATTGTCGCTAGTGTCACCACGCATACATTTCTCAAAAAGCATAAATTCGGGTTGTGGAGCAGGCTTTGGCTCTCCTGTCTTCTTATCGCACACGGGCTTGCCTTTGTCATCAAAATATCCTTCATGGGTAATAGTAGTATTACTTACCCCATTATATTGACGCACATTAGGAGCAATTAATTGCGCAAAGTCACCGTCGGTACTAATGATAACATGATTGTCGTTAGGATGTGCTTGTACCCAGCCAGCAATAAGATCGTCTGCCTCTAGCACAGGATTTTGTAGTACAGTACAGTTAGTCTTATCTGTAACAAATTCTTTAAACTCATCAAATATTTCCCAAAACACTTTATCTTCTTCTGCTTCACGTGGGCTCATAGCATCACGATGTTCTTTGCGGTTGCGCTTGTAAGGCTCATAAAAGTCTTTGCGCCAACTACGTCCTTCTAAGCAGAAAACAACATGTGACCCATCAAAGTCCTGCCACGCTTTCTTAATACTGTTAAGGGTAATGTGCATTGCCATGCCAACTTTTGTATCAATATCGCCACGTACAACATGACGAGCACGAAAGAACGTGTTAGCAGTGTCAATTAGAATGTAAGTCATTAGAATGCCTCTTTATAGCCTTGTGTAATAGCAGTATAGTACATTTTTGTGCCTTCGTCAAGTGTTAATTTACTAGACAAATACTTATAAGTATCTCTATAAAAATCTATTTCAACAGTCTCCTTCCGGCGTCTTACACTAAAAGCCATACTATGATCGCCTTTTATAAGAATCATATTCTTAGCAACTTTCATGATACCTCGCTTTTGCCTTTGTCAATTGGCACAACATTAATATAACCTGTTTGAACATTAGAATCAATTTCTTCTTCCTGTAACATATTATATACTATATCTCGGAACCATCTGTCAACAATTTCTTCTTCGGGGTCTGCTTGTTCGCCATACCCATTTGCTATAAGTTCTTTAATGAAGTATGTATTCCAGTCAAGTTCAAAGAATCCATTACGAATGTTTTCTTGATTTACTTGCATATCTAACACATTTACCCAGGGCTCTTTGCGTTTTGTAGCAGCAGCCTTGGGATCAGTTTTATCAAGCACTGCTAGTTCTTTTTCTTCAAGTTCTTTTTCTTTAGCACTAATGCCTGTTATATCTTTAAGCCATTTTTTCATATAAGTTTCCTTA